ACAGGCCGTGAGGATGATGCAGACCTAGTAGTTTTTTATATTGATACAGGCATGAGAAAAGCTGAAGGTCTCAGGCTTACATTTAATGATATCGATTTTAAGACAGGCCGCATATCAATCTGGCAAACTAAAACAAACCACCCTCGATCAATAAAAATGTCATCACGTGTCAGAGCTATTTTAACAGGTCTCAGGCTTCGCGTTATGTTTAATGATAGGCGAGTGTTCGGACACATAGCAGAGAAGCGTTTCTACAGGAATTTCTGGGAGATGCGAGACGCTTGTGGGTTTGATAAAGACCTAGTAATTCACACCTTTAGACACACCTGTTGCACTCGTTTGCTAGGGGCTGGTGTGGACATCAGGTCAGTACAAGAATGGATGGGACATAGCGATATTAAAATGACACAACGCTACGCTCATTTCATACCAAGCAAATTAGATGATGCAGTAAAAGCATTAGATGAATTGCACAATGAAAATACAATTATAGAAGGAGATAATATCACCATGTTTAACCCTCGCAGGGCTTGAATAAAATGGTGTAAACACGGTGCAAACAGGTGTAAATCTACACCAACGGTTTTGGATAATGCATGGAAAACAATGGGTTACAACTGGTTAGTAGGATAAGTAGCAGTAACCTCCACTCTTCCCACATTATCCATTATCGATTAGAAGCCCTTAGTAATATAGATTTTACTCTATTATTTTGGGCTTCTTTACAGTTTATTTCTATGCATTATCGGGTAGTTCCTGTTACTGCATCAACTGTAAATTTGCACCATTACACCATTCCCTGCACCACCACCAATTTTAACAATGAAATCAAGGGCTTGGAATTAGGTTGCACTGTAGCACTCCAGCCCCCTTTCACATACCTAAAGGATACTACAGGATGACCAACGATCTGTACCAAATTCAAGAGAGACTTGAGCAAGAAGCAAGAACATTAACTATCAACAGGTTTGATAAAGATTTAATTAAGAAAAAAGAAAGAGCTGACGAATCATCTACTTATTACGGTAGCTCTTTAATGCGTCGATGCATTGAAAGTATTGTTGAAGGAATACAAGAGGTTTATGAAGAAGCTGACAACGGACAAGCAGGTAGACGTTCATCAGCTATAACAATGATGCAATTATTTAAGCCAGAAGTCTTAGCTTTCTTCACAGCTAAAGTTGTAATGGATAGGATAAGCAAGAAATCAATGCTACAGGATATGGCTATAAATGTTGGGCAGTATCTGGAAGATGAATTAAGACTACAATCTTTTGAAGAACAGAAGCCATACTTATTAATCTCTATTCAAAAAAATAAAGAGTCTACAAGAGCTAGGAAAAGACAAGAAATCATAGCCGCCTATAATCGTTACTGTGAAGAGTGGGTTAGTTGGAGCAAGGATGAAAAGACACATCTTGGAACTAAACTAATTTATATCTTTCAAGAAAGAACTGGTTACATTGAACTAGTAATGAAAAAGAAAGAGCGGACCAACAAAACTTTCTATAATGTCATTGCCACCGAAAAGGTTTTAAATTTTATAGAAAAAAATAAAGGTGCGGCTTCTCTGATGCAACCTATATTTCAACCAATGGTAGTTCCACCGATGGATTGGAAAAGTCCGTGGTCTGGTGGGTATCTAACACACTACACCCCTCGCCTTCCAATCATGAAGACATCCAACCGAAACTATCTAAAAGAATTAGAAAACTTAGGTGAAGAATTGAATGATGTGTATGATGCAGTAAATACAATTCAGAAAACACCGTGGTCTATTAATAAGTTTGTATTAGAAACATTTAAAACTGTACACGATAGAGGCATAGCTGTAGGAAACCTACCGCCTCAAGAAGATTTACCAAAACCACCATCACCTCTATCGTTTGATCGTGATAGCAAAACTTTAACTGATGAAGAGAAGAAGCAGTTCAAAGCATGGAAAAGAAAAGCTACGAAAATCTATGACGAGAACATTCGAATGGGTTCTAAAAGAAATCTCACAAGTCAGGTAAGATATGTAGCAGAAAAATTTTCACACTTTGAGAGTATCTTCTTTGTACATACAATGGATTTCAGAGGGCGTTTGTACCCTGCCGCCAGTGGCCTGTCACCTCAAGGTAATGACTTATCTAAGGGCTTACTACAGTTTGCAGATGGTAAACCACTGGGTACTAACGAGGCCGCTTGTGAACTAGCAATACATGGAGCTAATTGTTTTGGATATGACAAGGCATCGATGCAAGAGAGAGTGGATTGGGTAATAGAAAATGAGCAACGAATATTACAGGTAGCTCAAGACCCTATGGAAGACTTGTGGTGGGCTAAAGAAGCTGACAGTCCTTGGTGTTTCCTAGCATTCTGCAAGGAGTGGGAAGGGTATAATCTATTTGGTTATGACCATGTAAATTATATACCAGTTTGCAAAGACGGGAGTTGTTCTGGGCTTCAACATTTTTCAGCCGCTCTTAAAGACAGTGAAGGTGCATCGCAGGTTAATTTATTATCATGTGATAAACCTGCCGATATTTATCAGACTGTAATTGATAAAGCTATCGTCAGAGTTGAGGCTGATGCTAAAGGTGGAGAGAATAGAGAAATCGCACAAGCTTGGTTAGACTTTGGGATGTCACGAGGGACTAGTAAAAGAGCAGTAATGACGCGAGTTTATGGTTCAACTTTGTTCTCAGCACGTTCATTTGTACAGGAATATATAACAGATACAGACTTGAAAAGAGTACAAGCTGATAGAAGTTATGTCTCTGTGTTACATGAAAGAGAATTCGATGCGGCAATCTACCTAGCTAAATACATTTGGGAAGCTATCAACGATACTGTAGTTGCGGCAAAGACAGGCATGGATTGGTTGCAGTCTTGTGCTAGAGAGTTAGCTAAAGATAATCTACCGATAACGTGGACGACTGTGGATGGTCTGCCTATCATGCAGAACTACCCTGACATGAAGAAGCGCAGAGTGAAGACTAAGTTCGGTGACAAACTTATCTATATGACAATCCAAGAGGCTATCAAGAACAAGTTAGATACTCGTCGGCAAGGTAATGGTATCAGTCCTAATTGGGTACATGCTAATGATAGCTGTCACTTACGAATGACAGTTAACCTATCCAAGTTCAACGGTGTAACTCACTTCGCAATGATACATGATAGCTTTGGATGTCACGCCGCTGATGTAGAAATGCTTGGTGCTTGTCTAAGAGAAACCTTTATACAACTCTATGTAGAGAACGACCCACTACAAAAGTTTAAAGATGAAGGGGAAGCTTTGATTGGTAGAGAACTACCTGACCTTCCAGAGACAGGTGACTTCGATGTTACACAAGTTCGTAATTCGGAGTTCTTCTTTGCATAATTCTAATCGTTAACGCATAGATAGTTACTAACCATAAGTGATTAGGTTGCACTATAGCATTCCACAAAACCGAAAGGATATTATGTCAACTGAAATACTTATCATGATGGCTGAATATTATAAGCAAAACGAAATGCCTTTGCCTGTTGACGTACAGGCGAGGCTTCACGCTGTCGGTATCGACACGCAAGAATATCAACACAATTAATAAAGGAATAATAAGTATGACTAAATTTGTCACACCTAAAGGCATAGCAGTATGGCCTAAACTAAATGCACCAGACTATAAATTTAATGTAGATGGTGTGTATCAAACAACACTGAAAATCGAGGCGTCTGAAAGCCAAGACCTAATCAAACAACTTGAAGGTTTACGCGATGCTTACAGGAATGAAGAAGCTAAGAGCAATCCCAAGGTTGCTAAGTATGATTTAACACCTGTCTATGAAGAAGAAGAAGACGACCAAGGTAATCTTACTGGCTTCAATTTGTTTAAGTTCAAACAGAACGCTAAGATTACTACAAGCCGTGGCGTTATGGCAATGAAGGTTGCTTTATATGATAGCAACAAGACACCCACACATGCCACAGTAACTGGTGGCTCTACTATTAGAGTAGCGGCAAGCGCATATACATATGCAATGCCTTCAACCAGACGTGTCGGTGTATCTCTAAGACCATCAGCTATACAGATAATACAACTGGCTCAAGGGTCTGGTGGTGCTGAAGTTTTATCTATGTTTGATAAAGAAGATGGCTTCATTGCAGACAACTTTGACAACAGCGTGGAGGCGGTAGCAGTTAACGATGACGCAGACTTCTAGGCGAAAGCTTGGTGGTGTCCGCAATTCAAGAGTAAGACAGAACGCAATAAAGAATGGTTGGCGGTCAGGGTTAGAAGAAACCCTTGCCGCTGACCTACATTCTAGGGGTGTTGATTACGAATATGAAGAACACGTTTTAAGGTTCGTCGTACCCTCAAGAACGGCACGTTACACACCAGACTTCTACATAAAAACTAAATCTGGGAAGACAATAATAGTTGAGAGTAAAGGACAGTTTAAAACTGACAATCGACAGCGAATGATACTTGTATCTCAACAGAATGATATCGACCTTCGCTTTGTATTCTCCAACAGCAAACAACGTATCTCTAAAACCAGTAAAACAACCTACGCCATGTGGTGTGAGAAGCATGGCTTCTTATATGCAGACCGTACCGTACCGCAGGAGTGGCTCAATGAATAAAGAAGACGTAAAGCATATCATTGTACATTGTGCTTACACCCCAAGGTCTATGGACATTGGCGTTAAAGATATTGACCGATGGCATAGAGCTAAAGGTTGGCTCGGCTGTGGTTATCATCTCGTTATCAGACGTGATGGTACTCTTGAATATGGTAGACCATTAACAAGAACAGGCGCACACGTTCGCTCACAAAATAAAACATCAATAGGTATATGCCTGATTGGTGGGATGAACTCTGACAAAACTGGAGCGCAGATCAATTATACTGACGATCAATATGCAACTCTAAAGTTAACTATAGACGAACTCATCTGGGAACATTTTCCTGATGCGAAAGTTAAAGGTCATATTGATTTCGACAAAGGTAAGACCTGTCCAAACTTCGACGCAGAACTTTGGTACAATACAGGTGAGATAGTATCCACAATCAATTAGGTTGCACTATAGCATTTTAATATTTTCCTCCCAACTGGCCTCACGCTTTTCGCGTGGGGTCTTTTTTATCTGGAGACACAATGTCACTCACA